CAACGATAAAAAAAGAGGTACACGCATTCTAATGTAATTTTTTTCAAAATGTGATCCATCTCAAATTTTCGACACTCAGTACAGCAATATAACTGTATAAATGGAACTTTATTATATATATTATATTATATATATATATTATATAGCTGAATTTTGCTATTAAATTAAAACTGTCTTATATTACAGCAATGGATTTCAAGAAAATAAAAGGTACAAATCATTACATCTACGACAACATTGATGAATTCAACGTACATCAGTCACATCTACCTGTTCGTCACAATTGGAGACAAGGTGAAGAAAATGAATGGGTTTTTACTGATGACGGATTTGTGTGTCAAATCCTGCGTAGAATGGATATTTCATCAAGAAGTGGTGAAGAAGTGCCTTGTATTCGTACTCTTTGTGGTACTTTCATCTGCAATGATACTAAAAAAGAGATGTTAGGTGAAAATGGTATTGCAGAGAACATATACACATTTTCGGGAAACAACAAATACAAAGAGCAATACAACTCAAGAAAAAGAAATCCACGTGAATTACTGTTTGCAAGATACTTTGCAAGTGGTATGAATGCTGTAGAAGCGTATAAACTTGCGTTTCCAGAAGCAAAGTCTAATCAATACATCAAAGAGAGGACAGATGGACTCTTGAAAACGGAGAAAATACAAAAAATGGTAAAACAAGAGATTCTTACAATACTAGAAGACAACAACGCAACACCAGAATATATAATTGAGCGATATAAAACAATAGCTGACATGGCTGAAAACGATACTCATAAGCTAAAAGCACTTGATAGCCTAGCAAAGATGGCAGGATTGTTTGATACCGATGAAAAGAAATCTGAAGAAGTAACGATTTGGGCGGGGTTTTCGCCTGAACAGCTAGAGGAGGTTAAAAAAAATGGCAAACCAGAACTTATCGCCCATGCGGAGCGAGAAAAAGAAGAACAAAGCTCTTGACCCTTGTCCAGTTTGTAAAAGCGACCTATACCTAGACGAACAGTTCACTCAGCGTGTTGGATTGTTAGATGGAACTGATGAAGTTGTAGGCTGGCTTTGCCCATATTGCAAAACTGAGTACGATGTAGACAATCATATTGCAAAATTCATGGGAGAAGACGGAATTGGAGGGGAAGCATAGAATAATGCCAAAATTTGGAAGATCATCACGTAAACGCTTAGAGACTTGCGAGGATAAATTACAATTACTCTTCAACGAAGTGGTAAAATACTTCGATTGTTCTGTTTTAGTCGGTTTTAGGGGCAGAGATGAGCAGAACACCGCTTATGAAAGTGGGCATTCAAAAGTGAAGTGGCCCAATGGGAAGCATAATAAGAAACCATCGGATGCTGTAGACGTTGCTCCATACCCAATTGATTGGGAAGACAGAGAACGTTTCATTTATTTTGGTGGATTCGTTATGGGTATAGCTTTCAGCATGGGGATACCTCTTCGTTGGGGAGGTGACTGGGATAATGATACCCAATTATCAAACAATAAATTTGACGATCTC